CCTCCATTCCCACCTCCATTCCCACCTCCATTCCCACCTCCATTCCCACCTGTATTTGGTTGTACAGTCGGTGATTATTATTTCTCTCCAAACCACCCTAATTGTGGAACTGGAACTGGCGTAATTTATTGTACTGGACAAGTATATGAATTTGTTGGTTGTACTGGCACATAGAATATGCTATACTTTTAAAAAGGGAGTCTGTATGTCTGACAATGTTTGGAAAAATATTAAAGATAGTTTATTTGAAAAAGATGGCGTTAAACCTTGGGATATTTTAGACTCTAATAAAGCTAAAGTAGATAAAGAAACACACAAAGAAAGATATTTGTCTTGCCTTTCTTGTTCAGAGTTTATAAATGAAACAAAAATTTGCAAACAGTGTGGGTGTTTTATGAAAATTAAAACAAAATTAGCAGAGGCATCATGTCCACTAGGAAAATGGTAAAATGACAAGTAGACTATATTTTTTACACATACCTAAAACTGGCGGCATAAACATAATAGGAAAAATTAAAGTTAATTCTGCAATAGTCCCTCTTGTAGGATTTAGTGATTCTTCAACTGAAGAATTTAATTCTTCAAGTTTTATAGCAGGTCATTTTGGAAGAACACCAATAACTAAAAATTCAGATATTTCAGTTGCATGTATAGTTAGAGATCCCATACAAAGATCTGTTAGTAATTTTATTCACTCATACATTGCTGCTCCACAAAATGTTAAAGACAATGAAGCATATAAAGCAATAGACACAATGTTAGATAAGTTAAGGTATTACTTATTTCAAGATCCATACTATTCAACAGTTAAAAATATACAGTCTAAGTCAATTTTTAATAATATGACAAACAAAGCATTTGAAAATTTATTTAAAAATAAAGACTTCAATATAATTGAAAAAAATAACAATATTTGGTATTTAGAAGATAATGTTTTTGTTTTAGAAGATGTAATAAATATCATAGACTCATTTGATATAGTTGGAACAACAGACAATCATGAAATGTTTTATAATAAAATTAAAGACTGGTTTTTGCATAATTTAGATGTTGAGTTTAACAATATAGATTACCCAAATATTCCATCTGAAATAATAGATAAAAACTCAAACAGGCATACAACCCAATCTCTAATTGATTTACTTACAGAAACAGAAAAACAAAAGATTTTAGATGATAACAGTATTGACTTTGCTCTTTATAATTATATAAAATCTAAAAATGAATAGCTTATATTTTTTACACATACCTAAAACTGGCGGTACCTCAATTATGGCAAATGTTGTAATAAACGTTGGAACTGAAAACTTAAATATGTTGTTAAATCCAGGACCACCTTTTAATAAAGATCTGTCAGAATACAATTATATTCAAGCACACTTAGGAACATATCCCATTAACAAAATAAGCAATTTGTCTGTTGCATGCATGCTTAGAAATCCAGTTGATAGGTCAATTAGCAATTTCCTTTGGATATACGAAAGGTTGTTAAAGGATAATAAAAAATATTTAAACTATTTAGAAATAGTAGACAAGCTAAAATACTACCTTTTTGAAGATGACTTTTATTTTGAACACAACAACATTCAAACAAGATTTATTTGCAATGAATCAAACGGTATTGTTTTTGAAAAAAACATTGACTATAAAAACTGGTCAAAAAATTGGTGTTTAAAAAATACAGATACTACTTTTGAATTTGCAAAAAAACAAATAGACTCTTTTGATATTGTTGGAACATTAGATAACTTTAATTATTTTAATAATAAAATAGAAAAATGGTTTTTAAATAACCACAACATTAGTTTTTTAAAAAAATCTAATATAAAAATATTAGAGTCAAATCTAGACAATATGTATACTACGGAATATTTAAAATCTTTATTAACAAAAAAAGATATAAATAATATAATTAATAACAATGCTTTAGATTTTCAATTATATAGTTATGTAAAGGAAAAAAATGAAAACACTTAATGCTAAATTTTCAATAGATAATGAAACTGTTTTTGTAATTCCGTTTGTTGATAAAGAAAATCTTACCTATCAGGTCTATTTACAAAATCCTGATATAGTAGATGTTAATCATTTTATTTTTGAAGCAAAAGCTGGAGATTATTGGGACAAAGAAACTGCACTGTTAATACCAAATTACATAAAAAGAAATAAAAAAATAGAGCTAAAATCAGAAGAGCAAAAACAAAACTGGCATCATTTTGCTTATATTGATAAAGACGGAAACGTTTTGCTAAGACAGTCTTGGTTAAATGATGGCTCAGATCGTCAAAATTATATTATTTCTGTTTTTAAAAACAATCCAGATATTACTGTTGAAGAAGCTGAAGATGATTTTTATGATGATGAAGAATTAGAAAAGATGAGTAGATATAATGCAAAATCATAAACACTCTATTATTCCATCTGGATATTATGGCAATTCAAGCAATAATATTGTAGTTATTAAAAATTTTATAAATTCAGAAGATTTAAAAAAAATTCAAAATTTCTGTATCAACTTAAATGAGTTTTTACCTATTCCAGGAGACAATTGGCACAATCGTGTTTGTAATAATTCTATTATAACAAAACTTGATATGGAGATATCAAAGATTTTACATACATATCAATCAAAACATAAAAAAATAATTGAAGATTTTTTTAATGTAGAACTTAGAGGTAATATTCCTAATATTGTTATTTGGAGAACTGGTGATATCCAATTACCTCATGCTGACAAAGAAAATTTAGATGGATCTGGAAACCCATATCCTGAAAATGATATTGCTTCTCTGATATACTTAAATGAAGAGTATTCTGGAGGAGAGATATATTTTCCAATACAAGGCCTGGAGCTAAAAATAAATGCAGGAGATGCAGTTTTTTTCCCAGGAGATAGGCATTACCAACACGGAGTTAAGGAAATAACAAAAGGAAAAAGATTTACCTGCCCAGCATTTTGGAATGTATTGGTAAACCATAGAGAATCTAATAACAAAAATACATAAAAAGGAGACATAAAAATGAACATTAATGAAATTAAAATTGAAAATCCAGCTAATGGTGTATACATTTATAAAAATACTCTTAACAAGGAGTTAGATCTAGTCAGCAGGCTAGAAAAAGTAATGGAAGACAATAACGGCACAGGTGATTGGCTTAAATGGTCTGAAGCACAAGTAGGAGATTATCAAACAATGAAAGATTATCGTGACTGTGTAGACTTTAAAGTAAGAAAAATTGATTTTGAGTGGAGAAAAAATTACAATCTAACTAGTCTAAAGTCTGTCTATGATGACATTGATGTTAGACTTCAAGAATGCATAAAGCACTACTGCTCAATGTATAATATTACCATGAAATATCAAGAAGCCGTTAACTTTGTTAGATATGGTAAAGGTCAGCACTTTGGGGTACATGCTGATCATGGATTTAGCTATGTATGTACTGTTTCAAGTGTTATGTATTTAAATGATAACTATTCTGGGGGAGGATTATATTTTCCATATTTAAATTATACATATACTCCAGAAGAAGGAGACATTGTTTTATTCCCTTCAACTTTTATATATTCTCATGCTGCATTACCAGTTGAAGAAGGAATTAAATATGCTGCAGTAACAATGTTTGACTATAATGACAGAGTTCATGGCAATAATGAAATCTTAAAAAATAGACCTACACAAGATGTCTAATATAGAAGAAATTGCACAAGTTATGCAATCAAAAGGCTATTGTGAAAAATCATCCTATCGATGGATATGTTATGTGCTGGCTTCAATGGTTGATGAGTCTGTATTTAATAATGTTGAGAAAATAGCAAAGGAACAGTAATGGCAAAAAAGGGACTAAAGAAAAACGTTGTTATTATAGAAAATTTTATTTCAAAAGAAGACTGCAAGGTTATATTAGACGCACTCGATTATGGCATTGTTTGGGTATCTTATAGTCTAGAAGGAATTCCAGACAAAGTGTCTAAAAACCTTCATGAAAAAGTAGAAGCGTTTAATATTTTAAAAAATGCAACCGATAGACTACAAAATGAAATAGAGATGCATTTTGGCAGACCATTAGAGGAGGGGTTCCCAGGAGTTAGAGCCTGGAGCGTTGGCGATTATCAACCACTTCATGCAGATGGAGAAGACCCACATGGCGAACCAAATGAATCTTACATAGTAGACTATGGATCAGTTATATACTTAAATGACGATTATGAAGGTGGAGAGATTTTCTTTCCAGACCAAGGAATTGACCTAAAGCCAAAAGCTGGCACAGTTGTGTTTTTTCCTTCAAACAACATGTTTGTCCATGGGGTTAGAGAAATAAAGAGCGGAACTAGGTACACCGCCCCATCTTTTTGGGTGCCTACAAAGTATAAAATCTTTAAGCAACATATTTTAAAAGGCCATAATTCTATATAATAGTTTTTATATATACTAAGGTATAATTAGGGAAGAGGTGTAAACAAATGGCAACAAATTTCCCAGCGTCCCTGGACGTTCTAATTAACCCTCAACCTAATGATTCGGTTGAGGTAGTTCCCCATGCCGCCCAACATGCAAATGCTAACGATGCTATTGAAGCATTAGAGTCTAAGGTCGGTGCTAATAACTCTACCGACACAAACTCCCTAGACTACAAGGTCAAAATACTTGAAACCAATATCCTAGATATTGAAGAGGTAGAAGATCTTGTCGGCGGCTTGCTTACCACTGGAACTCATAGCAATATTACAGTAGCATATGATGATGTTGCTAGAAAAATAAATTTAACTGCTACCTATGACGATGAAGAGGTCATGGATGCAATCGCTACTTCTTTGACAGCAGGCAACGGAATAACAAAAACATATGACGATGTTGCAAATACAATAACCTTAGCCGTAGACACCTCCGTTATGGCAGATAAGACATACGTAAATACTGCAATATCTAATCTTGTAGATGCAGCGCCAGGTCTACTAGACACTCTAAATGAAATTGCGGCAGCAATCGGAGACGATGCAAATTTTGCAACAACAATAACATCCGCTCTGGCAACAAAGCTAAATATTACAACAGCCGCAAGCACATACCTTTCAATAGCAGATGCCCCAGAAACTATATCAGATGCAGCAGGAGCAATGTTTGCACATGCAGGGCACACAAACGTAGTTGCAACTTATGACGACACAACCAACAAAGTAAATCTTTCAGTAATTGCTCAGTTAACACAAGAGCAAGCTCAGGATTATATTGCCCCTCTTTTTGTACATAATCTAAATCCAAATATTACTGCAACCTACGATGATGTTGCAAATAAGTTAATCCTAGAAACAATAATCCCTCCATCTAAAGCCATTATGTCAGCTTCTGCGCCAGCAAGCCCAGCAGACGGACAGTTTTGGCTAGATACGGATGAATTTAGAAGCGGCACCACTAGAGCGCTTAAGGTATGGAATGCGTTATCTACAACCTGGGAATATGTAAGCTCAGACCTTTCTTTATCAACTACAAATACTTGGACTTCAAAGAATACATATACAAACGGTATTATTATTGGTTTAGATGCCGCACCAACCGCTCCAGTACACGGCCAGATATACTATAATAAAATTCTTAACAAGCTAAATGTTTGGGACGGTTTATTATGGAAAGAAGTTTCTGGTTCTGGAGGAGGCGGAGGAGGACTAACATTAATTCCAACAGATGCTTCTGCCCCAGCTAGCACATTCTTTGTAGGTTTAATCGAGCCACCATTAGGAGCAACAACCCTTGGAGACCTTTGGATAGATGTTGACGATGATGCAGGAGCAACAGAATTTATTTTTGCGGGACCAGAAGCTCCAGCAAATTATAATACAGACACTCTTTGGATCGATACTGATGAGCCAATTACAGAATTAATCTACAGTGCAAATGAGCCAGCAAACCCATCTTACGCAGGAGAACTTTGGATAGACTTAGATGATACTGCAGGACAAGCTATTATCTCTTCTTTGACCCCTCCAGCCCCCGCAGAAACAGATTTATGGATAGACCTAGCAAATGAAGAGGGATACCTAGAGTATAAAGACCTATTTAAAAATGGAGCAGCAACGGTTCAAGCTTTTGTAAATTTGCCTAGTGCCACTTTGTATCCAGGGGCAATCATATATGTAGTTTTAGAAAAAACAATATACGTTTCTATCGATAATCAATGGAAAAAGATGTACCCAAACTCCGATTCAGAAGTTCTTTCTTGGATAGGATTTTGAACAAACTTATAGTATAATAACAAATGGAGGAATTATAATATGTCATTAAAACGTTGGAATGGTACGGCTTGGGTTGTAGTAGCAGGATCACGCCCAGGCGCACAAGGCCCTCAAGGACTTCCAGGAGCCGCAGCAACTATTTCTGTTGGCACAGTAACAACACTTCCATCAGGATCAACACCAACTGTTGTAAATAGCGGAACATCCTCAGCAACAGTATTAAATTTTAGTCTCCCAACTGGAACTCAAGGTCCAGCGGGTGCAGCGGGATCAACGGGTCCACAAGGAACGGCAGGACAAAGAGGTTCATATAACTTTACTGGACTTGCAGATCCAACAGCACAAAACCCAGCAAGTAAATTAGGACTAGATAATTATTTAAATACAACAACAGGCGATTGGTTTCAATATAATTCAACCTCATCGACATGGACATTACAAGGAAATATTAGAGGCTCACAAGGCTTACAGGGATTAACTGGATCAACAGGTGCAGTTGGACCTTCTGGTAATGAACTGGCTAATGATATACTTAAGGAAACAACGGTAGCCAGGGTAGACGCAATGCTAAACCTTGGTCTATATTATCCAAAGTATACAAGTACTTTAACTCAGACCGAGCTAAACAGTAAATTTGCAGCAACAAGTTATTTATTTTAGGAGAATATAAATGTCAAGAAGACAAATAGAACACGCATACTACGTATTTAATCCAGGAGCCAATACGATTACTATTCCAAGAATAGTAAGACAAGACCGATTAATGCTCATTACAAATACCACTCAAGGTAAAGTAATCTATAACTTCTCCGACACCAACCTAGGCGCAGTTTCTTTTGCAGTTGACAATGAAGTTGGATACGAGCCAAAAACAATAATTACCCTTAAGTATAATTGTTCAACAATGGCTGCTACGGATTCACTTGCAATTATTGTTGATGAGCCAGCAGAAACAGTAACATTTACAGAACCACTTATGGATGCAGTAAATAAACTAAGAGTTTCTCCACCACAATCTTTAATGGATACAGACTTTGAATATGGTATTCAAAGCTCTAAGTGGGAAGCCCTGGTTTTAACATCAAATTATCCATCATTCTTTTCTAGAGCAACAGGCGGAAACTCATTTGACGTAGTCAGCGTAACTGGAGACGGTGTATCACCAAGATCTACAGTAACCGTAGTAGTTTCTAGCCCAGCAACAGAACTACTTGCAGGAGATGTTGTTTCACTTCAAGACACAAAGAACCCTTTAGCTGAAGGAACTTTTCCAGTTGAAATAGTAAGCGCAGATGGTTTTACATTTACATATCTAGCAAACGGAATTGTCAGTGGATCAATTGCTGACGGAAGCCTTACATCAGTTACTGGTGGAGGAATTTATGATAACGCACACATTCCAGGCGGAAGCGATGCTATCGGACTTCAAGGATGGTCTGCCCAATCAGACGGAGCAGCACAATCTACAATCACAATTACAACAAGCACGGCTCACGGACTTCTTCCAGGAACTCCAATCCTAATCGGAAGCCAAAACCCAAGTTGCTCAATCAAGGGATCTTGGCGTATATTTAACGTTTCAGCTCCAAATCAAATGAAATTTAGGATGGATTCTCAAGTTGCTAACCCAGTTATTACAACTGGAGTAGGACTTTATGCAAAGCCAAATGGATATGTACAGCACAGACCACACGATGGCGGAGTTATTCTTTCAACAACAGACAACGTCTGTGGAGTAAGAGTTATTCGTCAAACACGTCGTGCCTTTAGATATCAGTCAGGAAAGTCAATTCAGTTCTCAACTGGTGTAAAGTTTACCCCAACCTTTGACGTAGATCAGATATCAGTAGCTGGAGTTTTGATCGGAAATCAGGCTGTAACTGTCCGTACAATTCAAGACCACGGAATGCAACCAGGCGCAAGGATTAAGGTAGACGGAGTTCTTACAGCAGGATCATATAACCCATGGAACGGCAAGTTTACAGTTACACAGGTTTTAGGAACAAATGAGTTCCAGTACGTGATGCCACTTACACAAAACTTAACTGCTACAGATCAATTCCCAGGAGGAGTTGATGTTTCGGTTACTGTTTACAAATGGGAGGGTGCTGCAACAAGAACTGGTATGTTCAATGACCAAAACGGATTCTTCCTTGAATTTGATGGCACATACTTATATGCAGTTAGAAGATTTACCAAGAAAGATCTATTCGGTAAAGTTGCTGCAACTAAGTTCTCAAACACCATTACGGGAATAAATACAAGATTTAGAAAACAATTACTAGTTGGAGATCAGATTGTAATTAAGGGAGCAAATTATACAATTTCTGAAATTGCATCAGATACTAATCTAAAGGTTACACCAGCATATAAGGGAGACTCTGTAGCAAACTCTTCTTATGTACTAACTCAAGAAATTCGAGTTCCTCAAACTGAATGGAATGTAGACAAGCTTGACGGAAAAGGTCCTTCAGGGTATACGCTAGACCCTTCATTAATGCAGATGGCCTATATCGACTACACCTGGTATGGTGCAGGATTTATTAGATTTGGTTTTAGAGGCACAGAAGGAAATATTGTTTATTGCCACAAGATGCCTAACAATAACAGAAATACAGAAGCTTACATGCGATCTGGAAACCTTCCAGCAAGATATGAAGCAATCAACTCACCGTTCTTTAGTACAAAACTAAAGGCGGGATCTTCAGGAATAGTTGGATCAGCACTAGCCCCAACAATGATTGTTATGTATGTTGATAGCGTTAAGTTTTGGCCATCATCAGGATTCTTGGTAATAAAAGACGCAAGCAATTTTGAGATTTGTTCTTACACAATTACTAATACAAATTATAATGAAATTGCACAAGGTTATCCTGTTAATATAAACAGAAGACAACCAATGGTTTCTTATCTACAAGGTACAGCAATAACTCTTTCTGGGTCATCAAATAATGCCACATACCTTCCAGATAATACTATTACAAACGGAACAGGAATTGCACAAGTTTCTGTTCAAACAATTACAAATACATGTGCTCCAGTAATTAGCCACTGGGGTTCATCAGTTATCATGGACGGTAAGTTTGATGATGATAAGAACTTTATCTTTACCGCTGGTATGCAGAGATTTGTAAACGTTTCAGGTTCTGGCGAAGTTATTGCAAAAATTGCTTCAAAGTCTGCCACAGCAGGAGTTGCAACAGTAACAACTGCCGCACCTCATAACTTGCAGGTAGGATATCCAGTTGTAGTTTCTGATGTAAAAACTGTAGCGTCAATAACAAGTATTCAAAGAACTTCTGCATCTAATATAAGAATTACTACTCAAGGTTCTCACAATTTTGTTCTTGGACAAAATGTAACAATATCAAACTCAGTTCTTTCTAGAAATCTTCAAAATGGTCAAATTTCTACTGGCGCAGTAACTACTGTTTTAAATGGAGCTAGGGACATAACTGCAGTACCAGCATCAAACCAATTCGATGTAACACTTGTTGGAGTTTACGGATACACTGCTCAAGCACAAACATCTTCAATTGCTACTGAACTTACAACATTTAATGGCACATACACAGCAAGCGCAGTAACAAGCAATACAATTCAATACACTATCCCATTTGGAACAACAATTCCAGTTAGCATTGTTACTCCACAAGGATCTGTTTCTCAAAGCTTTGGTACAAAGGCAGTTGCAAGACCACTTCTATCAATTAGAATTGCGCCATCTGCTGATAATGGAATCGGACGAAATTACGGAAAAAGAGAAACATTAAACACTATGCAGTTGGCACTTAGCTCGCTAGGTATTCTTGCTCAAGGAGCTTTCCTAATTCAGGGTATTTACAACCCTTCATCTTTCCCTACTGGAGTATCTCTACCAACAGATTGGGAAAGTATTAGAGTACCTGGTGGATCATTATCTCAGGTTATTTATCATGACAATACTGGAATAACTGGATCTACTATAACTAACCCTCTAACAACAATTAGAGGTGGAGACCAGGCGTTTGCCTTCTACACCGACGGTACTGGTGGTACAAACTATTCAGCAACTACCTTTGATTTATCAAAGGTTAAAGACCTCGGAACATCAATTCTTTCTGGAGATGGAAACTACAAAGCCCCAGGATTCCCAAATGGTCCAGATATTTTAACAATCGTTGCAACAAACCTAGGATTAACATCTGGAGACATTTCAGCTCGTTTATCTTGGACAGAAGCTCAGGCATAAAGGGAGTATAAAATGGCAGCACCAGATCTTCCAATTATTGGCACCGCTACAAAAACAGGATCCACAACAGCAACTGTTGCATTTGCGGCACCACTAGTTGATGGCGGGTCCACAATTACTGGCTACACTGCTTTATCAAACCCTGGTAGTATATCTGCTTCATCAACAACATCCCCAATTACAGTTACAGGATTACAACCTGGAACAAATTATACTTTTACAGTAACAGCTACTAACGGCGATGGAACCTCTGGCCCTTCTTCTCCAAGCAATAGCATAACAACAGATTCTACTGCACCAGATGCCCCAACAATTGGTATTGCTACAAAAACAGGAACATCGACAGCCACTATTGCGTTTTCAGCACCAGTATCTAATGGTGGATCACCAGTTGCTATCTACACGGCCACATCTTTACCTAGTGGTGTTACTGTTACGGGAACATCTTCACCTATTACCCTTACTGGATTAACTTCCGCAACAGCGTACACATTTACCGTAACTGCAACAAACTCTATAGGTACTTCTAGTCCATCACAAGCAAGTAATAGCGTAACTACAGATTATATAAATCCTAATTCCCCTGGTGCCCCAACAATTAACACAGCCACAAAAACGGGCTCAACAACAGCAACTGTTGCATACACTGCGCCAGCTTCAGATGGCGGATACGCAATTACCAGTTACACTGCTTCATCAACTCCTGGCGGTATTACTGGAACTCTTTCCCAAGCAGGAAGCGGAACAATTTCTATCACAGGACTGACACCTGGAACAGACTACACCTTTATAGTCTTTGCAACTAACTCACAAGGCGATGGTACTAACTCATCTGCAAGTACTACAATAAATACAGATGCCGCAGCACCTTCTGCACCAACAATTGGCACAGCCACAAAAACGGGCTCAACAACAGCAACTGTTGCATTTACTCCACCAACTCAAAATAACGGAGCAGCAGTAACTGGTTACACAGTTACATCAACCCCTGGTGGCAATACGGCTACTGGATCATCGTCTCCAATTAATATTACAGGATTAACTCCTTCAACTGCATATACATTTACAGTAACGGCAACAAACTCGGCGGGAACCTCTGTTGCTTCTGCACCAAGTAATCAAATTACATCAGACGCCACAGTTCCTGACGCACCAACGGTTGGTACAGCCGTAAAACTAACGTCAACAACAGCACGGATTGCATTTACACCACCAGCTTCAACTGGGGGAGCATCTATTTCTAGCTACACAGTTACATCAACTCCTGGAAACATTGTTGCTTCAGGATCAGCATCTCCTATTACGGTTCTAGGATTGACACCTGCAACTGCCTACACTTTCAAAGTAGTAGCAACTAACTTTGTTGGAAATGGTGCACAATCTGCTGCAAGTAATAGCATAACTACAGACGCTACAGACGTATATGTACCTGGAGCTCCAACAATAGGCACTGGTACAAAAACTGGCTCAACAACAGCAACTGTTGCATTTACCGCACCAGTATCAAATGGCGGAGCAGCAATAATTGGTTATATTGGTACAGCAACACAAACTGGAGCAACACCTCCTGCTGGCATTATTGCTTCATCTACAACATCACCAATTACTTTTACAGGATTAATCCCTGCAACTCATTACACATTTAAAGTAGCAGCAGTTAACTCAGTTGGAACTGGCCCTCAGTCTGCTGAAAGTAATATTATAAATACAGACACAGCACCACCTGGAGCACCAACAGTCGGAGTCGCCGCAAAGACAGGCGCTACCTCTGCAACACTTACATTTACTCCCCCAACCGTAACTAATGGCCAGACAGTAACTGGATACACGGTATCATCGACCCCACTTGGTGGCTCAGGTGCGGGAGCTACTTCACCAATTCTTATTACAGGTCTTACTCCAGCCACAGCCTATACCTTTAAAATTAGAGCCATCACTAGTTCTTCTGAAGGCGAGCAGTCAATTTCAAGTAATATTATTACAACCGATTTTGGATCCTCAGCTAATTATGCTACATTGTCAAATCAAATTGAGACAATTAAAACAAAAATTAATGCTTTAACATCTACATCTTTAAACGCAGAGCAAATATTGTATGTTTCAAAATCTTTAATGATTTTATCTGAAGCACTTGGCGTAGAAGATGTTGTAGAAGCTACTGCAAATGCAATTGATAGAATTGATGACGCAGGCGCAGCAGCAATTACACTTGTTAGCGGAACGGCAAATGGAGTAGCAGTATCAAGCTTATCAAGTAAGTACACTACGCTACAAGCAACATATGATAACATTAACCCTAGAGTTACTTCTCTAGAAGGCGTAATTACAAACCAAGAATCAAACATTGCAACAGCATCAGCATTAGCAGCAAGCGCTGGATATAATCCATGGTCAGTTGTAACTGCAAGCAAGCTTTTAGTTAATAGAGACAGAGTTTTTATTAATACTCCTACTGGTCAAGGCGGAGTAGGCGGACTAACTTTAACTCTTCCAGCAGGACCTGGAATAGGTGCTGTTGTAGAAATAGTAGATATCTCTGGAAATGCTTCAACAAACTTCTTTACTATAGCTAGAAACGGTGAATTAATTCAAGGCGCAGCAGAAGACCTTATCTTCAACGTAAACAATAAAGCTATGAAATTAATATATTCAAATACTGCAAAGGGATGGAGAATCGCATAATGGCATCATTAGACTCGCTTTTAACATTATCATCGGGACTTAAGGCTTCTGATTTAGCAACAATTGGAGTAACTGGTGCAGCACTTGGAATTACACCTACATCACTTGGAGTTAAAACTGGAATAGATAACGAATTCACAGAAGTAACAGATGGCTCAAGATTTCCATACCACATCCCTACCCTTTATACAATTAATAATAGAAACCCTACTTGGTCTGGTGCATGGAGCTCTGGTGACGGCTGGGGAGCGTACTACAACTATTTAAACTCTCCTAATGATACTGAAAGAAATTTTCATATGGCACTGGGACGCCACAATAGACAAAACACAACCTCATATTCTTCTTTAGAAAATCGTGCACACTGTGTGATGCAATTTGCAAGAGGGAACGTGGTTGGTGGAGGGCAAGTCCATAATATTATGGAAGATTCTGGATATCAAGGATTTTCAATGAGATCTATGTTTATTAGAAACTTTCATCCAACTTTATCTAAAACAATTACACTTTACGGTTGGTACTCAAACTACTGGGCACAAGGCTATGAGGGCTCAGCAATGTATTATGGAATTCCAACTGGTGGTGGAAAGTTATACTCCCAAGCTACAGGCATGACCTGGACAACTATGAATAACCGTTCTGGTGGAAACTCTAACTACACATGGAGCGGAACTATGACAATTCCAGCACAAACAACAGCATTCTTTTGCCAGACAGCAACATACTATTGGTGGCAGGGTGGATACGGTGGTAAGGCTCTAGAGGTAAATAAACTTTATGATCTTAACACTACATTTTCAGATAAATGGATTCAGCCAGATATGAGAATGACTATGACAGCAATGAACTATGCAGACCTAGACGATACAGCATATAACGGAGTTTCATCCTTCCGACTCTGGAACAGATGTGCAACACTTTATGGAGACAGATAATGTATTATATTCAATTTGACGAAAACGGAATTCAAGAACAAACAACAATTGCTGAAGAGTCCCCAGGACAGGATTGGCACGTGATTCCTTCTAACAACGACGGAAAATTTTATAAGTTGTTAAATGAAGTTCCAGTTGCAATGACGGAAAAAGAATTAGAGGATTATCGATTTGGCCTAAAAAGAACTTGGGTTATTCAAGATGCAAGAAATAAAAGAGATCGAGCTCTAATCGAATCGGACTGGACGCAATTAGCTACATCTCCATTATCTGATGCAAAAAAGACGGAGTGGGAAACCTATAGACAAGCACTAAGAGACCTTCCAGATAATATATCTGAAGACCTAACCTATACCCTTCCAGAGGTACCAGTATAATGAGTTTTATGATACAATATTCTAGAGGAGTAAACAAATGACAACACTTACCGCACAAATTGAGCTAGCAAAGACAAAGATTAACGCTTTGTCTGCGTCTACACTTACAACACAAGACATCGTATTCTTGGCTAAATCCCTCGAATCCCTTGGATCACTCCTGGGAGTTAACGACATTGTGGCAGTAACAAATACAAAAATTTCAGAGATCACAAATGCATCTAGCGGACAGGTTACAACAATAACTAACGCAGGATCTTCTCAGGTAAATGCTGTGGTTACTTCTGGAAATCAACAAATCGCATTAGTAAATGCAGCAGTAGATAACTATAATCTATTCGTAAACATGGGAGTAATATAAAATGGCACAAATTAGTTTACCAGCAAGACTTTTCGGAGGAAGCGTTTCAGTAACTGAGGCTCAGGTTTACACCGTCCCAGCAGGGGAGACAGATGTTATTACATCTATTACCCTATGTAACACTACCGACGTAGCACAACAGGCAAGCGCAAAATTCGCAGGCATTTTCTTTTTTAAGAATATTGACCTAGCACCTCGTCAAATCACAGTTATAGATGTTAAGCAGGTTCTAAATGCAGGAGATGCAATTATTCTCAGTGCAGGTAACGCAACCTCTGTAACAGCATTTATCTCTGGCGTAAAAATAACAGTAATTTAATTAAAGATATTTAGGAGAAATAAAAAATGGCAGTTGCAAATACAGTTACGCAAATTGTTCTACCTGGTCTAGACAAGGTAGTGCAGGATCAAACAACAGCAGCCCTAGCGGTAAACGACACCGTTGCTGCAATTCTTACGAATCTTGCAAGCCAGGGAAGCGTTACAGCTTTAAACACAGCAATTGCAGATGCAAATGCCGTGGTTACAGAACTTCCTTCAGCTAACCCTTTGCCAACATTTGCAACATATTCATGCCGAGATAATAGACCATTTTGGAATATTTATAACAGCAATATGCGACCTCTTGATGCAGGAAGTCAGCACACAGACTCAGAGCTATGGGCACCCTGGACTGGAAACAACTATACAAACGAACGATTTAACTCAAGCGGTTGGACATCTTATTGGAGTCAAGCAACACCATATCAACAGGCAGACGGTCACTGGATGATGAGACTAAATGCTGGTAATAGAACTTACACTGCAATTCACTCTGATGTATCTCCTTCTTACATGCCCTACTATGGAGTAGTTATTGGTAAAACAGGAATACGACAAAACTTTTCTTTATTTTCACAAAATGAAACATTAAGAATTTGTGAGCGTGGGATCCATCAGGGATTTTATGAAAATCTAAACCTAAATAACACTACCTACTCTACTTGGGTAAGCGGTACTTCTTACGGTTCAGCTGGATACAACGATAGAACAAGAACACTTGTAGTGGTAGCCGCAAAAGACGGATCTAATAACTACAGAATGCACATATGGAAGAATACAGGAACCGATAGATCTTTAAATAGCGACAATTACTATCCAGGAACCCTTGCTGCTTTTATGAGAGAAGCAAAGACAGGCCTTCTTGACGCAGGGCAGGGTGCGGGAGTTCCTAGCTATGCATTTTATGACTTTCAATGGCAGGCTAACTCTTCTCAAAACTATGATGAGTCAAGATATCGTATGCGTGTTATACCTGGAGATAATGGCATCATTGGAATGGCTAGAATGGTTCCATCAAACGTAACTAACTATGCAGTGTATAATCCATCAACTCAGCAATTAACAACATCTTTTAACACAATCGGATTAACAACCTCATACGGAATAGAACAGGGTAACAGATACGGAATGAGACACAACATTACTTGGGACAACAACTGGGTAGCAGCGTACAACGCATACTATTATTACGGCTCAGGAATGAATGTTTATTTTATTGATACAAGGGATCCTAGAAATTATTTTATTGGTCAGGCAGGAAACAGCGAGAATGGATGCCAGCTAGTTCCATATCAACAAGATAAGTTTTTGTTTAATAACTCTAGACACAATGTTGATAACGATTATGGTCTAGCGCTTTATGTTATTGAACCTGAAGCTGCTTTGTTAGGAAGAACTACAAGCGGAACTATAGCTAATGGCGGCACCTTGGGTTTGCAGAATAACCGACAAGGTGGTAAATTTGACACAGATTACACAAGCACCAATTTCCCAGGGCTCCAATCAATGGCGCACTGGACAAGAAGAGTATAAGGGGAGAAAAAAAATGAAAGTTATTTTTAATCACGGAGTAGTAGAGTTTCATGAAAACGGAGACTATGAGACAGACATTGTCACATCTTTGCCTCATAGATTAGATGTTGTTGACGGAGTTGTTGTTGACAAATATCCAGGAAAAACAGATAATGAAGTAAAAATTGCAGACCACGAAAAGGCCGCTGCTGAATTAGCAAAGCGTAAAGATGAGTGGAACAAGTTGTCAGACGAAGAGAAAAAGAACGTAGAGCGCCCAGAAGATTTGCCTGAGCTAGATCTACCAGAAGAGGAATAACATGCCAATTACACAGACCCCCCAATCAGTAGTTCCAGCACTTTGGACTTACACATACCTTCAAGCTCCAATCAATGGACAAGGCAATCCATACTTTAATATCCCAGCTCAATTCTTAGACCTTGGAACCAAATCAAGCGGAGTCCTTACATTAAACCTAGCAGCTTCAAATGTTTTTAAAGTAATTGCTGGTGGAAATTTTACAGTAGCTTTTTCAAATATTGCGGCTACAGCAAGCGTAGCACAATTTTGGCAAATGGAGATAAAGACTGGCGGAAGTTATACTATCAATTGGCCAGCAGGAATTGTATGGGATGGTGGCGGTGCTTCAAACATTCAGCCAGTGCTATCATTAGATACAACAGTTTTAAATTTTTACACCAGAAATAATGGAACAACAATCTTCGGATCATACGCATTCTCAGATTTGAAAATCTAACATAAATAGGAGAAAAAAGTGGCAATATCAACAATATCATCAAACAGCACTTCAATAGCATTACCAGATTTAGACGTATCAATCTTTAACAACCTAAACGCTGGATTAAATACAAGCCCTCAGATGCTTTCTATACTTTTGTCATCTTCATCATCATTAAGCCTGAACGATTCTATTGCACAAGTAGCTTTAATTGATGATAACATTAAGAATAATGCCCTTACAAAAAACCCTCTCCCTACTTTTGGAGTTTACACCAATAGAGCTAACGAACCAGCATTTGTTACCTACAGCAGCAACATGCAGCCTATGTACGGCGGATATTTAAGAGATGATGGCGAAGCTCAAGATTGGCAGGATAGAAGCTGGAGATATACAAATACTTCACAAGATGCAAGAGGAACTGGACACTCTTCAGTAAAAGGAACTTGCTATCAACAAGATGAGGGCAACTGGTCGGTTCAACTTCCAGGACATGCGCCTGCTTCAGGATCCGACGCACAGTTTATGCACGGAACTTGGCCGTGGTGGATTGTAAACCATTGGCCATTTTTTGGAACAGTAATTCAAAAATCAGGAGTTCGTCCAAGAAATTCAATTTATTACAGAAACTCTCAGATAGGAATGTATCCTAGAGGCGGCACTGCTCCACTAGAACTAGTCGGCATGAGCGCAACGTACGCTGACTGGTCTAATTATAATCAAGGATACACAGGTATTTCTTACAACGCTAGAACCAGCACTTTAGCGGTTCTAGAAAATAGAGATAACTCAAATAACTATAGACTTCACGTATGGAAAAATACTGCTATAGATTTAGATCCAACTAATTATACAGCTGGAACTATGCACAGATTTTTGCTAGCGGCAAAAACTGCTGGAACACCAACAGCATTAACTCAAGCAGCCTACTACTACTACAATGATTTTCAGTGGCAGCAAGACAGCTCACAAAACTATGAAGAGTCAAGAAGAAAAGCATACATTGTTATGGGAGATAATAACTTAGTTGGAATAGCACGATTTGTTCCTTCAAACGTAACTCGCTATGCAACATTTGCTCCAAACTTTGCAACAACTTCTGGAACTTTAACAACATTAAACGGCCAGTCGCACACAACTTCATACGGAGTTGAACAAGGACTTTACTATGGAATGCGCTATATGCAGACTTGGGATAATAACTGGTTTGCAGCGTATGCGCCATATTACGCATATCAATCAGGATGGTGCGGTCTTTTCTTTAATACACAAGATCCTTCAAAGTATTACACTTCTAGATGGGCAAGCACATCTTGGGGCGCACAGATTGTTCCCTTTAAGAAAGATAAATTTATTTGGCATGCAGGAGAATCTAACGCAGATGGAACTGTTGGTATGAGACTTTATGTTGTTGATCCAGGTGGACTAGCAAAATATGGAGTTGACTCTAATGGAACAGCACAAGCAAATGGTTCAACTATTGATCTATTTAAGTCTACCTTTACATATTCTTTTGATACAAGATATCAGTCTACAAATTATCCAACAATTGTTCCAATGGCTGAATGGTCACACGGCTAAAATGTACTATGCGATTCTTGATTCAGAAACCGTAAAGAGATCTGGAACTCTTAATACATTATTTCCAAATGCTTCTTTCCCTCTTTCAGGTCCTAATGAAGACTTCAAAGAAGAAAATGATTTGGTTGAAGTTTTAGAGTATCTGGAGCATGACTCCGCAAAGCAGAAAATGATATTCTGTGACCCATATTTCCTAGATGGATCTGTATACAGAGTTGAGCTTGTAGATTTTACTGCACAAGAAATAAAGTCAAACAAGGCTGCTATTAAAGAATTTGAATCCTTACAGGGGGCGTAATGTTAGAGTCACAAAGATCGCTATTTAAAAGATCAAGATACAGCCAATTTGGCTTACAGCTATGGCTAGACGGCACAGCCGTAGACAACTTTGAAATAACTCCCGTTACAAACAAATGCTACTTGGCAAAAGAGAGATCTCAATACTTAAGAAACTTTGTGCAGGCAACTACAACAAATCAACCTACTTATGTATTAGCAGCAATTAACTCACTGCCAGCGCTAAGATTTGACGGCGTAAATCAATTTATGACATTCTCAGATCCAACATTATCGTGGCTTGCAAATTCATCTTTTACGCTTTTCTACGTTGCAACTAAAACAGCAAAGACTACTACGTCATTTGTTATAGGCGGACAAGGAACTGCAACAAGATCAAACCTAGCATCGGGATACACCATTCCAACATCATCTAGAGCGGTATTTGGAAATGATGATATCAATGCTATTGTTCCAGCAGTAACCCCTGGTCAGCCAGAACTTTATGCTATAAGATATGATAACTTAAACAATAGAAGAGAAGTTAGAAGAAATGGTATTACTGTTGCCCTTGGAGCTTCAGACGGAGCCCCTTCTAATATGACAGGTCAAGCAATTGGGCGTTACCTATCTACATACGGCCAGTTCGACCTAGGAGAAATTCTTATTTATAACAGAGCCGTAAGTGACTATGAAATCGGTCAAGTTGAAAGAGACCTTATTTCTAAGTGGACAATCGTCTAAGGAGACAAAATGGCATATGTCCCAGAAAGATTTGTTGGCCCTTTAATACTAAGCCAGCTAGCAACAACCCCTCTTAAAACTTTTGCTAATAAAGCAATCCTAAAAAACATTATTGTTTCAAATATTTATAACGGAACATTGATCTACTCTATCTACGTAGCACCAGCTGGTGAAGATGCCCAGAACTATAACAAGGTATTTCCAGATCTTACAGCACCAGATAAATCTATTACTTCTCACGATGTTACAATAGTCGTAAATCCAGGAGATAGAATTTTTGCTCAGGCTAGTATCCCAGGCGGTATCCTTCTCACCATATCTGGCGTAGAAGTTGTTTCTTAAATACTGCTTTTTAAATGTAGTATAATAGAATTATGAGCTATCAACTAAAGGTAATTAAAGACTATCCAATTGCACTTCTGCCATTAGATGAGTCTTCTGGAACCACCGCTATAGATATATCAGGATGTGGAAATTCAGGAACATATGTTGGCGGACTTCAATCAAATATTCTTCCATTAATTCCAGGTGGCATTTCAGGAAATTTAATCAGCTCTATCAAATCAATTATTCTTTCTACAACAAAAGATTTTTATGGCTCAACAGTAAGTGGAGGATTTGCTAATAAATATACATCACAAAACAACTTCTCATTAGAGGCTTGGGTATATCCTAAAATTAGCAGTACGGCAAGAACAATTTTAATAGCAGATAATACGGCGGGAATTGGAATATATTATGAGGCGGGATCATTAGTATTTAAGCTTCAAGATCAAGAGCTATATTACACATTAAATAACACCAATAAGGTAATGCATATTGTGGCCACATATTCCCAATCTAGCATGTCTTTATTTGTAGATGGATATAACGTTGCCACTAAATCAATCACAGGTTTTAAGTTTACAAATGAATCCCTAGCCCTATCAATTGGCCCAGCTACCTCAACAGACTACTTTGTAGTAGATGCTCCAGCCATATATCGTGAGGCACTTACATCAGAAACAATCAGAGAGCATTTTATTGCTGGCACATTTCATGTAAATCCCATTCAGTTTATTAGAACTGACGGAGGCAAGCTATTCCAGCTAAATGATGAATTTATTAAGCCCGTGTACCGATACTCTTTGACTGAATTAAAAAACTATGTAAATGATGATGTCTATTATGAGAAGACAAATCAAGCCCTTACTTTTTACAAGACAGATACTGCCATAGCAAAATCTGTTGAAATTAATGAAATTATAAACATCCCTACAGACATGGGTGCTACAACCTCCAAGATCTATTGGAAGGCGGACAAAAATATAACAGTTCAATCTAGCATAGATGGAACCAATTACTCTATGTGTGAAAATGGTAAGTCTCTGCCTAATTATAATAAGTCAGCACCAATAACAACAAACAATGTATTCCTTAGAATCACAATGTCTACAGCAGATGCTTCTAAATACCTTCCAAAATTATCTTCAGTTAAACTAGACTTTTATTCCTCAATCGATGCCTATTCAGAAAATTCTGGATATTATGCCACATCTACATCCGACTATTCCCTCGGATCATTTAGCTATCCACCGCTTTTAAGACATAAGAATAATGGCCTTCAGACAAAGGCAGGTGCAGGATTTAACATACCCGTAAAAGACTCTGTAAGCACCATAGAGATGTTTTTTACACCTTCTGACCTTACGGCTAGTGCCCTATTTGATGTGCCCTCAGAGGGCCCATACACGGCTTCCAAATACTCTTGGACAAATAGCGGGACCATAACAAAGACTAATATTTCAAAGATATATGTAAATGGGGTAGATCGGACAAGTCAGACAAATATATCAAATGTATTCCTGGCAGATAATCTACATCATGTTGTATTAGTTCTAACACAACCTTGTTCAGGTATATTAAAATTTAATTACACGGGCGCAGGAGGCCCATCCAGCCTATATAAAAATATTGCTATATACGATTATCAAATGTCTGAGGCTTTGGCTACGGAACATTATGGGTCTTATATTGCCCGACCAAATGCTTCAGTGTCGGATACGTCCATGACGTTGACAGATTCTGCCCCAAAGGCATACAACAGCGACTGGTTAGTCATACAAACTATTTAATTTTGTCACATTGGTTGACAAAAGCTGGACTTGAGTAGACAATAATGGTAAAATAAAGTCATATGGATATCAACAAGACAAGAAGCAAAATTCTTGAAGAAGAATCAACACTAGGCATATATGTCTGGGAAATGCCAGACGGCAGATGGATCGGGGATGATGATGGCAACTTTCTTTCAATCACGTCCAAAAAAGGAAATAGAACCAACATCGATGCTTTGGCTAGAGAAGTTCGCACGTTCGGCATATACGAAGGCGGGCCTAAATTTCTTTCCGCTAGAAGGAAAATTAATGATGAAGAATTTGAGCACCAAAAGCAAAGACTCGACTGGGGACTAGTTCCTGACCCATTTGATATTGGTAACTATAAGGACGAAATGAAAAAACTAAAGGGGCTAAGATGAGCGCAGAATTTCTTGATGAAGATAACTCAGAAAACATAATTAATATTTCAAACAACGCGGACTGGTTTTCGCTAGAAAAAAATGAGATAACAAACGACCCATTTTCAGCAGGCCTAGAAGATTTGAAAAAAGTAAGAGGGCTAGGGGCTTCGTTTAAGCGTAAAATTAACAGAGAGTTTTCTAAGTCATTTACAGGCAGAGAAGAAACTGGAACACAGCAAAACCTATTAGCACAAGCAATCACTGGCTATGCAATGTTTGACTTAGTAGAGCCTCCATACAACCTAGAATATCTTTCAAAGGTATACGAGATTTCAACATACAACTATGCTGCAATTAATGCTAAGGTTGCAAACATTGTTGGGCTAGGATATGATTTTATAGAAACAAAGAAAACAAACGATGCTATTGATTCCCTTACAGATGATAAGTCTCTTGAAAGAGCACGTAGAAAGCTAAGCAAATTAAGACAAGATTTGCACTCATGGCTTGATACAACAAACGATGAAGATACCTTTACTCAAACATTAATTAAGGTATTCACAGACTACGAAGCAACTGGAAATGGCTACATTGAAATAGGCAGAACAACTGCTGGAAACATTGGATACATTGGGCACATCCCAGCAAAGACCATGCGTGTGCGTAGACTTAGGGACGGCTTTATTCAATTGCTTTACGGAAAAGTAGTATACTTTAACAACTTTGGGGATTCGGAAACAGAGAATCCAATTGCTGGACAAGAAGATCGCCCAAATGAAATTATTCATTTAAAGAAGTATACCCCAATGAACAACTACTACGGAGTTGCAGATATTATTGCAGCCCAGGTTTCTTTGGCAGGTAACGAATTATCTGGAAGATATAATCTTGATTACTTTGAGAACAAAGCGGTCCCAAGATATATTATTACAGTAAAGGGAGCAAAGCTTTCTCCAGAGTCAGAGCGTAAATTGCTTGAGTTTTTCCAAGTTGGATTAAAGGGAAAGAATCACAGATCCTTGTATATTCCACTTCCAGGGGATACCCCAGACTCAAAAACCGAATTTAAAATGGAGCCTGTTGAGGCAAATCCACAGGAGTCTTCATTTAATGTTTATCGCAAATCAAATAGAGATGAAATCCTATTGGCCCACCGTGTCCCAATTAATAAAATTGGAACCCCAGAAGGAGTTAATTTAGCAGTAGCAAGAGATGCAGATAAAACATTTAAAGAGCAGGTTTGCCGACCAGCACAAATGATTTTAGAAAAAAAATTAAATAAAATATTTGAGGAAAAGACAGATGCATTAACCCTTAAATTTAATGAATTAACTCTTACTGACGAAGACACCCAGTCTAAGATTGACGAAAGATATTTAAGAATGCAAGTAATTACCCCTAATGAAGTTAGAATTAGAAAGGGTATGATCCCTCTTGATGGCGGGGACGAAGTAGTAGATTTAAAGGGTCAAGACGCCGCAGAGCAGACAGCCCAAGCTGGAAATACCAGACAAAGATCCCAAGACCGACAGGCAGCCTCCCCAGATAAATCTGGAGAAGGAAGAAATGCCAAGGGCGATGGAAGACAGGTTGACTAACTCTACTCAACTGTTATTTGCCTTTTTATCTATAAGTCGCTAAAATTAAGCATATGAACATTGAAAAGTCTTTATGGACTAGCCATGGCAACGACATTAACTTGTCTGTACCTTTCACTAAAGTTAACCGTGAAAAGAGAACGGTTTCTGGGTTTGCAACACTAGACAATATTGACCAGACAAATGACGTTGTAACAGCAGAAGCAAGCGTAAAAGCATTTGAAAGTTTCCGTGGGAACATTCGTGAAATGCACGGATCTCTTGCAGTTGGAAAGATGGTTTCTTTCAAGCCAGAAACTTTTTACGACCCAGCAACTAAAGAGTTTTATAACGGAGTTTATGTAACAGCATACATTTCAAAAGGCGCACAGGATACATGGGAAAAAGTTCTAGACGGAACCCTCTCTGGATTCTCAATCGGCGGAAAGATTAATGAGTCAGATAACGAAGTTAACAAGGCGAACGGTAAGACCGTAAGATTTATTAAGGATTACGATTTGATTGAATTATCAATTGTAGATTCTCCAGCAAATGAGCTTTGCAATGTTCTATCTATTCAAAAGGTAAATGGCCAATTGATATTTAAAGGAATTGCAACTGAAGTAGTAACAGAAAATATTTTTTACTGTGAAGACAGTAACTCTGTTTTTATCTCAACAGAGAAAACATATGACTCACCAGTATCTGGTAAGCCAGCACAACTAATTGGTTGGGTTGAGAGTTCAGATGTCAATAAAGCAAAAGAGATTGATAAGATTCTTGATGCGTACAAGCACTCAAGATTTACGTTGCCTGAAACACAAACAATTGCAAAACAGGCAAACGCAGAAGGAGGTAATAAAATGTCAGAAAATACAGAAAACGTAGTTGCTGAAGACGTTGCAGTAGATGCAGCAGTTGAAGTAGCCGTTGAAGAGACAGCAGTTGTTGCAGAAGATGCAGCTCCAGTTGAGGCTCCTGCAGAAAATGCAGTAGCAGAAGACGTTCCTGCCGAGACTCTGGAAAAAGCAGCCGAAGTATCAGAAGATAAGGTTGATGAACCTGATTTTGCGAAGATGTTAGGCGATCTAAAAGGCTTTTTCTCAGAAACTCTAAATAAGGCATCAGAAGCAAATGCAGCACAGGTAACAACAATCCAAGAGACTGTTGAAACTTTCAGCAAGAGCGTAGATGCTAGAATTTCAGAGTTGGCAGAACAACACACAGCACTTTCAAGCGCTGTAAATAACATCAAGAGCACGATTGATGGTGTACAAAAGCGTGTCGACGCAGTAGAATCAGAGACTGCAATTAAGAAGTCTTCAGATCTTGGCCGATCAGAAGAAGTAACAATCAGAAAATCTAAATGGAACGGTTCTTTCCTCGGTTCCGTAAACGAAATATTCAACTAAGGTAGGTATAAAATAATGAGCAATGAAACATTAGAAAAGGCCGTAGCAGCTGGTACTCAGGTATCAACAGGATTCGGTTCAACAACTGGTGGAGCAGGAGTACACGTAGCGTCAGAAAATGGCAACGGTGGACTTCTTAACCCAGAACAGTCTGCTCGCTTCCTTGATTATATGTTCGACGCAACCGTTATCGGTAAGGTCGCACGTACAGTTCGTATGAAGTCAGACACAGCCGAGATTGACCGTATGTCCGTTGGTGAGAAGCTTATGAAGCTTGCATCAGAGGCAGACAACACCGCAGCAAACAGTGGTGTAACTTTCTCAAAAATCTCTTTAACAACAAAGAAACTCCGCATGGACTGGGAACTTTCAACAGAGTCTCTAGAAGATAAC